TCGCCCCTCTGCCCGGCACAGAATTGTGTGATTCCCAGCCGAAGAAAGTCCGGGGCTGAAATATGCCCCGGGCTTTGGACTTGTGGGAATCAGTAAATTAGATGTATATTAAAAGTGTTATAAGCGCAACAAAATGAAAGGATTGCAGAATTATGAGGGTTTTAATAGCATGTGAATTTAGCGGTATTGTTCGTGATGCTTTTGCAAATGCTGGACACGATGCTTGGAGTTGTGATGTTTTGGACACCGAACAACCTGGACAGCACATAAAAGGCGATGTATTAGAAATACTTAACAATGAATGGGACTTAATGATAGCACATCCCCCATGTACTTATTTAACGGTAACGGGTAATAAGTGGATGAAACCAGAATTTGAAGAAAGATTTCCAAACAGAAAAAAACAAAGAAACGATGCAATAATATTTTTTATGAATTTAGTAGATGCAAAAATTAACAAAATTGCAATTGAAAATCCGATTGGAATAATGTCAACTTGGTATCGAAAGCCAGACCAATATATTCAACCCTATGAATTTGGAGATAAAGAGAGGAAAAAAACTTGTTTATGGTTAAAAAATTTACCACAATTAAAATCAACAAATATTGTGAAGCCAGATTTATATACTTACAAAGATGGTAGAACAGATGGGATGTGGCACGTTAATTCGATGAAATTAAACGCACACGAAAGAATGAAAGCAAGGTCACGTACATTTAAGGGAATAGCCAACGCAATGGCTGAACAATGGGGTTAAATGAGAGAGCAAGGAAGCGAACGAATGCTTATCGCTTTGTTGCGCTTATAACGGTGAGTATAAATGGGCGTTTTAATGCCATTTATACATTGTTAGGTGTCTGTAAAATAAAAAAATAGGGAGGGAAATTATATGAACTTAAATGAGAAATACAAAGTAAAATCAATACCAAAAGACCAAACAAAGGAATGGTTATTGAAAAAACATTATGCAAAACGAATACCAAGTATCAACTACTCATTTGGTTTGTATGATGGTATTAAATTAGTTGGTGTTTGTACTTATGGATTACCACCACAACACAACTGCCTTTTATTGTGCGGTGAGAAGTATAAAGAAAATGCAATTGAGTTAAACCGATTAATAAAAGATGATGGACTTGAAAAAAACGTTCAAAGTTGGTTTGTTGCACGTACTTTTGAAATGTTACCAAAACCAATGATTGTAATAAGTTATGCAGACCCAAACAATGGACATTTTGGATACACTTATCAAGCGTTAAATTTTCTTTATACTGGTGAAGGTGGTGCAGACAAAGAATATGTTTTTCAAGGATACCAATATTCAATGAGACACATAAAAGACTACTGGTTTAAAAACAAAGGATTAGATTTTGATAAGGATTTGACTATTGACCAAAACTTTTTAAATGCAGGTGGTGAAATAATAAAGATGGATAAAAAGAAAAGGTATGTCATATTTTTAGGGAACAAAAGAGATAAAAAAGATATGCGAAAAAGTTTAATATGGGATGTTTTACCGTATGATAAAGGCAATAATAAAAGATACGATACATCATATAAAACGGTGACACAAACCCAATTGTTTTGAAAAAACAAAGGTGCGGTGGGATTTTTTTATTTTATTGCACCTAACGGCTGAGTTAACCTGCCGCAAACATAAAGGAAAAATTTAGTTTATGAAAGATACTTTGATTGCACCAATGATACAAGAGAAACCAGACCGCATTTGCGGTCAGGTTGAACGATTTGTTATGTTGCGTGGTGACTGTTTAGAGATAATGGTAACTCTACCAGATAATAGTGTTGATATGGTTTTTCTTGACCCTCCATTTAATTTAAAAAAAATATACGCAAATAAATATGATGACAATCTCTCAGTGGCTGAATACCTTGATTGGCAATACAGTGTAGTAAGAGAATCGTTTAGAATTTTAAAAAATACTGGAAACTTTGTTTACCATAATATCCCTAAGTGGGCTTATAAGGTTGCTTTTTACGCTGATAATTTTGGGGAGTTTCAAAATTGGATTGCATGGGACAATGGAGGAAGTTTACCAACACCTTCAAGGCTCTATCCAAAACACTACGCTTTTTTATGGTTTAGTAAAACAAACAATAAAACATTTAATAAGCAATATATTCCTATTCAAACTTGCCGCAAATGTGGAGTATCTGTAAAAGATTATGGTGGTAAGTATAAAAATTTGAAAGAAATTGATGGAAATAAAGTTACTGTTTTATCCGATGTATGGACAGATTTACATAGGATTAAACACCGAAAAAACAAAAATAGAGATGAAAATGAACTGCCTGAAAGTATTATGATGCGATTAGTGGAAATGCTGACTAATAAAAATGAAATTATCTTAGACCCATTTATGGGAAGTGGGACAACTGGTGTAGCGTGTAAAAAATTAAATCGCCGATTTATCGGAATTGACTATGTGAATGAATATGTTAAAATTGCAAAACAACGAATTGAAGCAACATAACGTGGATTTTTACCCGCTGTTATTGTAATATTTGTCAACGGTAGATGTGTAAATAGTATCATTCCAAATCCTGAAAAGCCCCCCTCACCGGGGGCTTTTTTTTATTCATTTATGAAATATCATTGACATATATGTCACAGGTGAAGTATTATTCAGCTATCAAGGCACAAGACCATTTATTAAAGTCGAAGCCCAGACCACAAGGTCTGGGCTTTTTTTGTTTGGAGAAGACAGATGCAAAAAACGACCGTTGGTAAAAAACCCGACTTCATCCTTCATGGCGTATTACATCTCCAGAAATCATTAGATTCTGGGCAAGAGGTAGATGCCGGAACTGCCGAACGGCGGATCCTTTACGGAGAGATTACAAACAACAATCCGGATGAAGAAGGTGAGCGGATGATCCAAAAGTCCCTCGATTTTTCATACTTTGATGATCAAGGGTGGATCAAATATGAGCACGTTGCCAACGATCCAAAATATATTATAGGCTGTCCGCACGAACGGGTTATGTCAGAAGATGGCAAATCAACTATAGTAAAGGGTGCTTTATTTAACAACAAAGATATCGCTGATTCTACATGGGAATTAATCCAGAGTATCAACGAACACAACCACCTTTTCCCAGATCACCAAAAAACTCTCGGATGGTCAATCGAAGGTAATTATACCGACGATAAAGTATCCAAGGGTGGTGCCCGGAAAGCCAAGGTAATCAATGTTGTTTTGACCCCGAATCCAGTTAATAAGTCCGTCTGGCTGAAAACCGTTGAGGACAATCATAACTCATTTGCAAAGTCATTATCCGCAACCCCCACCAGCACCGATGTATCCCAGAAGACCGGCGGAGACGCTATCACAAAAGATAACATCGACAAGAAATTGAAGCGTACCGCTGAGGATATTGAGGACGACGATAAACAAAAAAAGTCTAAGAAAAAGAAAAAAACTTCAGATAAAATCAATAAATCAACTGGGAGTAATACCATGTTTAAAACTATTGAAGAAGCTACCCAGCATTTTGAAGATCAGGGCGAAACCCCTGAGAATGCTGCAAAATTGGCGAAATCGTTTTTCCCCGACGAAGATGCCAATCCACCGGAAGAAGTGGGAATGCTGAAGGCCATTCAAACCAATATTGAAACCCTTCAGAAAAGTGTTGAAAAAGCCATTAAGCCGGAAGAAGCCGGAGATGATGATCTTGATCTCGAAGATTTTTCTTCCCTTGGTGGAGGTGAGGAAGGTGAAGTGGTTGACGCCGCTCCATTCTTAATGAATATCCAAAAGGGAATCAATGACCTTACCGCATTGGTTACCGAAAAAGTTTCGTATGACAATCAGCGGGACGTTGAGTTTGCCAAATCTCTGGATCTGGTAAGCCAGTTTAAAGGTGCCGTTGAAACCCTGCAGAAATCCCTTGTCGTGAAAAACGGCGAAACTGAGATCTCTGTAGCCGATGCAGTTGTCCTTATGATGAAATCCCAATCAACTGGCAAGCCGATTGATGTAACTAAGCTGCAGATAGAAGCCGCCCCTGATGGCGACGGAAACCCAGCCGAAGTTGTGCCAAAGATGAGCTTTGCCGAGTTAAATGGGAAGTTGGAAAAAGGACTGATTGCGAAAAGTATTACGTCGGTAGAGGCAGCTCAGGCAGAATCAGCGTGGCGTCAGAATGAGTCCGCTGTATTAGATGCCATTCTGGACAAAGTTTCAGACTGAACCAGCCCCAATCAACATCATTTCAAATAACTATTTAGGAGTGAATCAATGAATTTACTACGAGGATTAGGCTATGAAGAAATTCAAGGTCTAAATAAATCGCTGGTCAATGATGGTCAGCTTCGGATAACTCCGAAGGGTTTCAGTAAGGCTATGACAGCGGGTACGGGCGTCGGATCAGATATGACGGATCTGGATACCCTCACCGATGGTCGCGCCATTACGGTTGAAAATATCGATCGTGAGCTGAAGGTAACAGCCGAGCAGCGCAAGAATCTTGTATTCTACAACCTGCTTCGCAATAAACCTATTTACGCAGTGTTAGATCAATGGATGCAATTATCTGATCACGGGATAAATGCCAAGCGTCATGTATTCGGTAAGTTCACGAATGAGACGGCTTTCCCGGCAACATCCGATGTGACCTTAGAACGTCACGTGGATGCCACGAAATTTATCCGCGATATGCGCGACCTTACCCATGTGATGGAGCAGGTCTCCACCATGGCTGAGAAGCACAATATCATAAACACAGCTGGCGCCATTACCGTTCTGGAAGCTCTTGAGCTCGGAACAATCTTTGGTAATAGTGCTGCCATGCCTAACCAGTTTGACGGTTTTTATACGAAGCTGTATGATGCCTGTTTTACTGATGGCTATGTGGATGCGATCGTTGATTGCCGTGCCACAGGCTCAGCCAGCGGAAGTAAAGGTGGTGAGATAAACGAAGGTCTGTTGGATAAAGGGGCAGAAAATGTTATCAACGCTCTGGGTATTGCTACTCACATGGTTATGCCTACGAAAATCAAATCTGACCTGAACCAGATCCTGCCAGCAGCCAAACGTGTAATGCTTCCAGATGCACAGAAAGCAGCTGCACAGAACCTATTACTTGGTCAACCGACCTCTGGTTATTATAGTGATTTTGCCTATAATGGCTGGGGCGGCGGTGGCGGAGATCCACATTTTAAATTTGTACCATCGATTGATGTTTTCTACCCAAGTGGTGAAAGCGCATCGATGCAAGCCCCCAGTGCCGACTATCCAACCACAGCTCTTGCGCCGACTGCTCCCAGTGCCCCAACTGCAGCCGTAGCATCTGATGCCGCCTCGAAGTTTGGAGCCGGTGATGCTGGTAGTTATTGGTACAAGGTCTCTGCATACCATTCCGGTGGTGTGTCTTCAGCGACCTCGATTGCCTCAGCTCAGGCCATCGCACAGGGTCAAAAATGTACATTGACAATTACCTGTAATGATGCAACTATTACTGGCCTGTCAATCTATCGTAGCGCAATGGATGCCTCAACAGCTGCAGACTGCCGCTGGGTTGCTGATATTGCCGTTACTGATTCCACAGGTACCACAGACTGGGTAGACTATAACCGGATCCTTCCGGGCTG